GGCTGAAATTATAACGTAGGGTCCTGTTCCACCATTAAACTGGACAGCCATCTTTCCTCTTACATACCTTTTCACCCCTCCAAGGTTAACAGCTAGCTCTGTCCTTGTGTAGGTGTTGGTAACATTGTGCGTGGTTGACGCACCGCTAATATCCGTGTAGGTGGAGTTATCATCGGATTCCTGCACAACACAAGTAATTGTTACACCAAGTGGTGTTCCTAAAGGCTGGCAGTTCTCAAACACAAATACAGCATATTCGTAACCGAGTCTATCCTCTCCAACACCTTCAGTAGAGGCCTCCGTGCTTCCCGCTCCAATCGTTGTGGGAGCAATTGTTAAGAATGTGTTTATTGCATTTCCTAAATCTCTCAACATTATAAACCTCCTATTTTAAGCTATTGTGGCATCATTAACAAGGCAGAAGGATTCCGGATGGCGAACCTGAATATCTATTTCCTGCAAAATCCTAATCCATGTCTGGTCTGATTCGAATGCTGTGGATGTTTCCTGGGATGCCTTTAATTCAATCCCTCCCCACATACCTATAAGAAGCTCCGCCCAGTTTGCGAAGTATATCTCAGTGCAATTAGATGCTGAGCCTTTTGTTAGATTTATGGGAAGCTGTGTGGTCATTGCGTAGGGAAATCCCATCCAAGATAATAGTGCCTGTTCTGAGACCATAGGCTGGACTATATATTCACCGCTTGTATCAGTTGTAAACTGTGCCACTTTCTGTTTTACCAATCTCCTCCGAACCGCAGGATGGAATATGTAAGCAAGTTTACCTCTGAAAGCATTATCTACCTGCAATTCATACTGCATGTCATACAGAACATCAAAAGTAGGTGCCCCACCATTTGTTCCTATTGCTACCGTATTTATTCCAGGAACATTAGCAATTCCCCTCGGAGTATGTTCCGTCCCTGACCCCCGTAACGCCGCATAATCAATTGCGAGTGCTATTGTTGTAAAAAGGTCATTACGGATTAACTGCTCAACTGAAGGATTGGAATATTTTAACAACTCATTTGAAAGTTTTACTAACGCACCAACCTTCTTGGGGGTTAAATTGACCTGACCTGCTGTGAGGGCAGATTCTGTAATAGCCTCATTCTCACCTACCCAATAAGCTGTAGCTCCTCCTGTCTGTTTAGGAATCTGAACAGGAACTCCCTGTAAACCTGTTAATACTGTTGCTCCCATTTTTGATACAACAGATTCTGCCCTGAGCAACTCAATATAACCTGCGAGAATCTCATTAGGCACAAAGTATCCCATACTGGTACCAGACCCTACAGACATTGCTCTTTTTCTTGATTCCTGAAATACTTCCTTTTCAAACCCCGCATTGCTCCAATCATTTGTTATAATTGCTTTTACAGCTTTGAAGAAGGAGAATTTCTTTGCCTCGTCCTCTAATCCTGGAACAGAGATACCAGCATTAATTCCCCTATTCTCAAGCTCCTTCAACCTTTCTTCTAACTTCCTCTGTTCTGTCAAAATAGTCTCTAATGACGCTCCGATTGACTCAAGCATTGTTTTCTGTGTTTCTAAAATTTTCTGAACTTCCATTTTTTTACCTCCTCATGGTATATTTATTAGTTTCCTCGTTCATAGCTATTTAAGCTGAACAGAAATCTTTTCTATCATACTGTTAATATGCAGTAGTTGCTCTAAATAATTATCGATTTCCTCAGTAGATTCCGTCTTCTGGCGGGTTTTATTTTCTTCCTCCTCCTTTTTCTGTAGTAAAACAGCCTTCAATTCATCAATCCTCCGCTCGAGCTCATTGAGTTTTTCATAGATTTTATCCATTTCTTCCTCCTCATTTTCCATTTTAATTATTTCGCCAACAATTGCGGCAATATCTATTGATTTACTATGCTCCTTTATCCATGCCTCATCGAGTGACCATCTATCCTTGTCAAACATATAAGAAATAATCTCTTTGTCATCAACGCAATATTTTCCCTTAATTCCTTTTAAATCTGAAATTACAATTGTTCTTATTTTATGTCCTGCATGTTTTCCCTCCTCAGATGGAACAGGGATGTGGTAATATTCGTCTGTTACCTCTATTTTGGTTTCAGCGTTACTAGACTCTTTGTTGTCTATTTCATCAAGCAAATTCGACGCCGCCTTTTCTATACTATCATAACCCTGTTGAGCCGCCCTCTGTTTTGCGGCGATAATACCTTTACGATAAACTTTTCCATTCTTTCCGAAAGGAAATTTATAGTGTGCTTTTGTTTCTTCACCTGCGTTAGTGTCTATCGCTAAGAACCATTTTTTATACTCATCCCATCCTCCGTTTTCTAAAATACTATTACCATCAGAAGCGTCAAAGCTCCAATCAGAATCTTTATCAACTTTACCAGCATTAATTAAAAATTTCGCATGAGAAATTCCTGCGGAATTTACTCTAATATTATTAGGAGATTTATTAATCAAGTCTAAAACCTCTTTAGAATACTCCTTTAAGAACTCCTCATCCTCACCTTCATCTATACTCCGCTGTAGTGCTGTTGGATTTGCCGGGACTAAAACCTGTGATATTTCTAACAACTCAACATCGGTGTATATTCTTGAAGGTTTCTTTCCTTCCCTAACATCCTCAGCATCATATTCATTCTGTTCGTAATCATATGGAATGAATCCTACAGAATATGCGGCAACTCCATTTTTAGCAAGAAAAAATCCCCAATCAGCCTCATCGTTTCCCACGTTTATAAAATATTTAGCCCTACCAACAAGCTGGTTATCCTCAACCCATACTTTTTCCCAAATCCCAATCTGACTACGCAGGTCAGAATACTTGTGTGAGCTTAAAAGCACAGGATGTTTCAGAAAATTCTTCAGCCTCTTTTTGTAAGCTGATGCCCGAATAACTTCGTTGTAGCGGTCAACTTCCTCACTTGAAACGACTGCCTCAACAACTCCTTTTTCCGCATCTACTTCCCTAATTTTTATCGGAAAATGTTTGTAGATTTTTTCCATAATACACTCCTCATATTAAAATTAAACCTGTATACTATATATCCGTCAAAAACATTTAAAAACTTTAACAACTTTTAACAGTTATCACCGGAATACAATAACATAAGCAATTTATTACTTCTCCGGCAGGAGCCTTCTCATCAAGAGGATATCTCAATGTAAATTTATTACTAAATGATTCTCCTATCCTAACTATTTTTCCGTGTAAATGTTTATGTCTTCCTTTTTCAGATTTGGACAACCACTTGTGATATTGTATGCCATTATATTTCAACAAATAGTAATTAACTCCATTAATTATAGCTGAAGATTCAGTTCTTGCTATTACATTTACCTTATTATCAATTTTGTTATAAAACTCCCTAGCTTTCTTAGCCCTAAATTCAACGTCACCCACATCTAAAATTTTATCAATAGCCTTCTTAATTGAATCCAAGATGGTTGTTGTGCTAAACTCAAGTCTTCTTAATAAGAATGCTTGAATATCCTCACAATCATCAAATTCAAGTGTTAACTCATCCTTCAACAGGTCTACACCGGTATTTTTAGCTATAAGATAAAGATTCTGTAATAAACCGTATAACAATTCCTTTTCTTTAACCATATCTAAAGGTTGTTCTTCTTTATAAATATTCACTAATACACGCTTCCGTTGTTCAAATAAGTATCGTTTAATTTTTGTTTTGAATAAATTTTCTATAGAAATTTGTTTTGATATGAAACGTGCCCAAGCAGAATCATCCCTATTTGTAAAATCGATATTTTTTTCATCGTCCAAATTATCCTCCTTATCATTTTCTTTCTCCTCGTCAGGTTCTTCCGTAGGAGTTGTAGTCCCACCTGATAATAATGATTCTACAGGAACAGTTCCTATCTTAACAAACCATGTATCTCCCCAAGGGACATCCTCAAATCCGAGGTCTAAACGCTTATTAATTACATTTATGGGGTAACCCATTTCATTCAAAACTTTCGCCAGTTCAACCTTTTTACCAAAATCATCCCTTAATGACTCAATAACTGATGTATCAAATCCTCCCCAATATCTTCCTCCTTCTATCTTGGAGAAAAACTTCGACCAGAGTAACTCCTCTAAATAAATAATCTTAGGCAGTAAAGTTTCTTTCCAAAACGCCTCATGTGCATTTCGGATACCTTCATAACTCTGAATATTTTCATAGTTTCCAAGGACAACCTCGTTTGTCTTAAACGCAGCTAGTATTTCTCCCCTGATTACCCTTTTCAAGACAGTAAATTCCATATCACGTTGTGACATTGCCTTAGTCTCTACAAAATCAGCTCCTCCCTCAATAATTCCAACCTTATGTGCATTAGATTGTCCTTTATGCCTATCCTCAAACTGACTTTTTAAACGCTCAAACTGTTCATCCGTAAGGAAATCTGGAGCTTTTATTATACCTGATAATGCAACTCCATCTTTAAAAAATTGTTTGTTATATTTATTTGCAAAATAATCCTGTTCAACACCTATTCTTGATGCCTCTAATCCTGATAAGCCTCTTAAAGGATTATATGGATTAAAATATTTAAATTGTAAAAGCTCATGCGGTTGTAGAATTAATGACTCAGAACCTACATTATATTTCCAAAACCCGTTAAATTTGTCAATCCCCCTGTTATCTTTAACAATAACAGGTTCCATACGTAGGGGGTCCACTACCCAAATCCGTTTAGGAATTTCTGTGATATTGGAACGCTCATCAAACACCCAGAATGCTTCTCCATATAATTCCAAATAAATGATAGTCGCAAAAAATAACGTGGAGCTTATCATAAACGGATTAGGGTTCATAAACAATTCGTATAATTCTCCTGTTTCTACCGCTGTTTTAATATCTTTTTTACTGCTAGTATAAATGTGGAAAGGAACCCTTGAAATATTTTGTGCTATAGCATTAATTGAGGCAAAAACCCAAACAGATTTCTCATAAGGGTCTGATACATTCTGGTCTGTGTTGGCGAGACTGCGTAAACTTCTCCAAAACCTACTGTTTTCAGGAAGTGTTCCAATGCCTTTCTTCTCGTATCCAAACCTCTTTAAAATATTCTGGATTATTTTCATATTTTCTCCTTCTCACTTACAATGTGTATAACATTGTAATTGTGATTAAATCCATCTTACTTTATAAATTCCCTCTCCTCTAAAATGGGAATATAAAGCATAACGGACTGCGTCTATTCCGTGGTTAAGGAAATCAACGGGTTCGTCGATAACATTACCTCTTTTGTCCGTTTTCCAACTGTAGGAACGAAATTCCTTAATAAGCCAAGGACTATTTTCAGCCACGTATAAATTTAACCGCTTCATAAAATCAATTCCATCGTTAACGTTTTTCATTGCTGGTTTCACATTAAAACCTGCTAGCCTCAACTCTTTTATCCGCTGAGGTTCGGCGGAATCACAGTAAATAGGCTTACTCCATTCCTTTTTTGGTAGTTGTGTGTGTAGAAATTCAATAAGTTGTGAGTTTGTCATACCCTTTTTATACAAAAGTTCTTCTATATACACATTCTTATCTTTAACATTACACTTAACGACCGTTGTGGGGTCATTATAACCAAAGTCTATACCGTAGACAATTGTCCCCTTATCGTCTTTAGGCATCTTATTGGTAATTTCCCAATTTCTAAAGATAAGATTTTCAAGTCTTCCCCACTCTCCGAGTGCATAAATCCTATAATAATTGATGTCCTTATTTATCAAATCTTCATAACGTCTTTTACTAGCATCGTCAAGAAAAGGATTATCCTTATAAGTGGAGTGTATGACTTTAATATCTTTTTTAAAATCAGGATTATCTATCAAGTATTCTTTTATCCAGTGAAATTCGTCAATTGGGTTGAATGTTAGGAATATTTGGTTAACACGCCTATCAGCACTCTTTGCCCTCAAGTATAACCTTACTGTATTAAAATCATCTTTTGTGATTTCGGTTGCTTCCTCAAACCAAATGTAATTCCAACTAGCAGATTTCAATTTTTCAGGGTCATCTAATCCGTTAAAGTGTATGATATTACCATTGAATGAAAAATTCATACCTATTTTATCTTCCTTAACGTATGACCTTATACCCATTTCATCCATTATTTCATAAAAAGGAACAAGAACAGATGTTCGTATAGAGGGCATTGTCTTCCTAACAACTAAAATCTTCTTCTTCTTTTCAGATAAGAATTTATACAGAAGAAGCTGTATAATTGAGTATGATTTTGAACTACCACCTCCTCCTATATTAATATTTATTTCTTTGGTGCTATTGAAATTTTCTAAAAATACCCTAGTAGCTTGTAGATTAAATGTTTCATATTCTTTGGAGTCAAAAAGGTAGTCCAACTCCTTTGGAAGTTGCTTTTTAGCCATTTATTATAAAAGCTCTCCCTCCACAAACTCAGTTTTACCTTCCAAATCTTCCTGAACCCTATCTACCTTTCCTGGTAATATCTTAACTTCTCCGTATGCTTTTTTTGGTCTACCTCCTTTCGGGTTGGCTCCTATAGGCATAATTTTAATATAGATAGGTTTATTAGCAGAGCTTCCTGCCTGAGGCTTATCAATCCAACCTCTATGCTGTCCCTGGCATTTCAACCAAAACATTGCTGCCAGTGTGTCTTGTTTTTCAATAATTCTCCTATATAAAGCATCCTCAACAGCATCCAGGGTAGCTTCCCTCACCTCATACAACACAGCCTTTAGGTGCTTATTCTGTTTGATTATTTTACGAAGTGCATCAACGGTAATACCTAAAGCTGAGGCTGTCTTTGATAACCATCCTCCTGTCTCCCTTATTGCCAGCTCAACATCTTTAGGTTCAAGTGAGTTAGCCACACTTAACATAGCTAACTGTTTTCTATGCTCCTCTTCCAGCCTTTTACGTTCAGCCTTTTGCTTTTCTTCCTCGAGTAACTCCTCATTACTCCTTCGTCCGTCTTTCTTATACGTTTTAGCCTTCTCATCCCATTCCTTCTGTAGTTGTTCCAATAACTTCAAATCATCGGGGTTGTTTGATTTCTTTAATTTCTCAACAATCTTTTCCCTATTTCGTCTGCATCTATAGTCCATATAACCTCACTATTTTAATATTTTTATTCGTTTACTAATATAAACGTCAAAAATTTGTTAAAACTTTAACAACTATGAAGTGTATA